ACATTTGTTTTATTAAATAGAGATATACAATGCTTCACCTCAAATGAAACAGGATGGACTGCTGTTAAGGGGTCTGTCTCTGGTAATATATTAACTATAACAGCACAGGATAATACTTGCACTGATACTATCTCTTGGATGGTTGTTGGTGAAAGACAAGATGATACTGTTAAGTCATTAGATATGACTGATAGTGAGGGTAACTTAATTGTTGAACCAGATCAACCAGCACCAGATACAAAACATGCTGATATTCAAGCACAGTTATAGAGGTAAATAGATGGCTATTAATTTTCCAAGCAGTCCAAGTGTAGGTGATACCCATTCCGCAAATGATATAACATGGAAATGGGATGGATCAACTTGGAAAGTTGGTATATCTACAATTAACGCTGCTACTATTCCAGGTATTTCTACAACAGGAACTTCATATTTTTATGATTTAGATGTTGTTCAAAATGTATCAGTAGGATCCTCTGTGACTGCTGCAGTTTATTATGGTGATGGATCTCAATTAAGTGGTATTTCGGGTGTTAGTGGTCCTCCAGGACCTGCTGGTACTCCAGGTCCTGCTGGACCTTCTGGTCCTGCTGGTCCTTCTGGTTCTCCTGGTCCTTCTGGTCCCGCAGGTACTCCAGGCAGTGCTGGTCCTCCAGGTAATGATGGTCCTCCTGGTCCTCCTGGATCTGGTGGTGGTGGGGGTGGAGCTGGAACTGGTGCTGGAAACTGGACTGCTTCACCAACTGTTGCTCATCAGTTAGATAATATTTCTTTAACTAATGAGATAGCAGATTATACATTGTATTTTAGTAGTGGAACTTATGGCAAACAGTCCCAGAAGGTTACTGTAGTTCATGATGGAACCAATACTCAGACCCAAGAATATGGTATAACGTATACTGGTGATGATTTACTAGTTTCTGTTGGATCATCTATTTTTAATGGAGAGGTCACTATAAATGCTACCCCAGAAAATGCAATTACTGGGAATATAGAATATGTTTTCACTAGAATAGAGGGAGTATAATGATTAGCACAACATTAGATTCAAATACTGGTAGAGTTCTTGTTGTATATCCTGATACTCAACAACCATACGCAGTTTGTGTAAAGGATGCCGCAGATTGGCAAGAGATTCATGATTATATAATTAATGAAAATAATATAGATGATATTCCAAATAGGAAGATTGATTGTACTTCAGAGATGAAGTGTTCTCCTAAGAGAAGTGTATATGAAATGTCTCCTGCAGAGGCAGATATATTAAAAAATCATTCTAAAGTTGAATGGGTTGAAAGATCTACTTTATATAATGAGTATGAATTGGAACAGAGAAAATATGATCAAGAGTTTGATAGTCATTTAACTACAAATAGATTTAAATATAATCTTGAGAATAGAAGAGATTCTGCTGGTGGAGGAGGTAATCCAGGAACAACTTTAGATTTTACTCAATGGGGTTTATTGAGGCATAGTAAAAGGAATAATACAGATGCTTTTGGATCTCAAACATACATTTACGGTGATTTAGAGTATACATTATCAGGAAAGAATGTTGATGTTGTTATTATGGATACTGGGGTTCGTTGGGATCATCCAGAATTTTTAAAACCAGGATTTACATCTGTTCCTAATAATCTTGCTTGTGAGGATTATAGTAGAGTAAGAGATATATTAATCCACGGTGCTTCCGAGTATGGTATTAATTGGGCCAATGAAGGTTTGGTTGCTCCTGGAACTGGATCTTTGACGAACTATACAGTAAGTTCTGCTTTATTGCATGCAAAAGGATATCCTAGTTATCCTTATAGTATAAGTTATCATGGTAGTCACGTTGCTGGAACTTCCGCAGGTAATCAATTTGGTCATGCTTTTGAATCAAATATATGGTCTATTGCTTGTGTTGATAGGGGTGATACTGGATGGACAGAACCATCAGATGGATTTGATTACATTAAAGTTTGGCATAAAAATAAACCAATTAATCCAGTAACTGGTAGAAGAAATCCTACTGTTGTTAATGGTAGTTGGGGTCATAGACAATTTTTCTCAGGTAGTGCCAGTTATGGTGTTACCTTTAGAGGATCTTCTTATAATGAGGGAACAGTATCTTCTACTGCTGCTCCTGCAGTTTATTATATGTCTACGAATGGGTCATATAAACAATTTACTACTACTAGAATATCTGGACAGTCTGAGGCTGATGAGGTATTTGATGATCCTGATTGTAAGGATATTGTATGGTGTTTTGCTGCTGGAAATTCAGATGATAAGCAAGATTATCCAGGTGGAAAAGATTATATGAATGAAGTAACTTCTGGTACTTTTTATTATAGTTCTGGATACTTAAGTTACTACAATAGGGGTGGAACTCCTGGAATTACACATCAAGATAAAGATGATGCTGCAATTGTTGTTGGATCTATAGATGTTAGTAGACAATCTGGATCCCAAGAAAGATGTTCTTCTTTTAGTAATAGAGGACCTGCTATTGACGTTTGGGCTGGTGGTCATAATATCCTTAGTCCATATGATGGTGGATATCAGGATCCTAGAAATAATTCATTTTATAATTATGCTATAAGTGGAACTAGTATGGCAACACCTCAAGTATGTGGTGTAATGGCATTGTATTTGGAATCTCAACCACAAGCTACAAGAGCAGAAGCTAGGCAATGGTTATTAACTCATGGTTCTGTAGAAGTTCCTTCGACAGATTTTTATGATCCATATCAAAGTAATGGTTCTACTGATTCAAATTACTGGGGTAATACTTATAGTTTGAAGAGTTCTCCTCGTAGAATTTTATACAATCCATTCGCTAATAATGGACAGGCATCCATTAGTGGAATGTCTATCTCTTAATCTAAATAGGTAAAAAATACAATGGCAGATAAAGGTTTTGGTGTAAGGAAATTTAATTTAATTGGAGCATCTGGTACACCAACAATTACAAGTCCAAATAATATAAACTTAAATGCTGTTAATGTTGCAATAAGCACTGACGTATCAATAGGTGGAACTTGTACTGCTACTGAATTTAGTGGTGCTTTATCTGGTTGGGTAATTGGTAATGATACAACTGATCACTACACTTTTCAGGGACCAGGTTTAAATGGTACAGTAAATGATCCAGATTTAAAACTTGTTAGAGGTCAGAAATATATTTTTCATAATAGATCTTCAGGACATCCTTTTAGAATTCAAGATACTCCTAATGGATCTGCAGGAACTGCATACAATGTTGGTGTAACTAATAATGATGGTTCCGCACCTACAGACATTATATTTGATGTTCCTCATGATGCACCTAATGTTTTATTCTATCAATGCACTGCTCACCCTAATATGGGCGGTAGACTTATTATTGGTCAAGAATTTTCAGCATCATCGCAAACTAGTTCATATAATTTAGATGCTTCTGATATTGGTACATTAATTGATGCTAGTGCTGCAGTGACTGTAGTTCAAAATATCTTTAAGGTTGGTGACGCAATTACAATTTATAATAGTAGTACTTCTAATATAACCATTACTGAAGGTACCAATGTCACAATGTATTTGGTGGGAACCGCTACAACAGGAGATAGAACTTTAGCACAAAAAGGAGTTGCTACTGTGCTGTGTGTTGCAAGTAATACCTTTGTAATATCTGGTGGTGGATTAACATAATATGTTAGTTCAACAAATGTTACTAATGGTTTCTGCAGGTGATGGTCCTGAAAATTATTGGTTTAACATATTACAAGATAGCAGTGCTGATGTATATAATTTGGATGATCAACTATTTGATAGTCAAGGAAATCTTATAGTTGCTGGAGTAGTAAAAAATGATCAATATCATTTTTGGCATAGGATATCTAAGGATGGTGATATATTAACAACGAAAACTATTAATGCGACGAGTGTGAGTGCTGATAGCACTAGTATAGTAATTCAGGCTTTAAGTGGTGGAGATAAAGTAATTGCTGCTCTTGGTAATGCTAGGTATGTTATATGGGATTTCTCAGATAATATTGATATTATTCAATCGAATACTTTGAGTGGTGGACCTTATGGTGATAGTGGAACTGGGTATGGATCTCTTGTTTTACAGGGTAATACACTATATGATTATTCTTTTGTTGGATCTCAGAATCAGAGAGCTATTCAAGCTTCTTCCACTACTGGTATTGTATCTTCTTCCACAAATAGATCTGTAAACTCAAATAATCAAGGAGGATTTTTTAGTATAGGTGGATTTTCTAAAAATAGTCAAGGAGATTATCTTTGCGGATCTTATAATTCAAGTGCGACTAATAATGATAATTGGTGGGTAATTACTAATAAAGACTTGTCACAACACATGGCTTTTTATAATGGTGGTGGTGGTGCTATTTGTAGAGCAATAGAATATTCTAATGGGAACTGGTATATTGTAGGCATGAGACAAACTGATAATTCTTTTGCTCAAGATCCTGTTATTCTTAAAGTTGGAACATATTCTGGTAGTGGCAATCAAGGAGTTTTATGGGCAAGAAGAGCTAGAAATGTTGGTAATACTAGTAACGGAGCTTGGAGTGGACAGTTTCATGATGTGGCAATAGATTCTTTGGGAGATATTTACGCAGTTGGAAGCACTTATGCTGGTGGTGGATCAGATTCTGGAGGTATAATTGTCAAATATAATTCTAGTGGTACTATGATATGGGCAAGAAGAATTTATCATTCTGATGGTGTAGTAATTGTCAGTAAGATAAAAATATTGAATGATACCATGTGGATTAATATTAATGTTAATAATCAAAATACTTGTGCTGTTGCTAAACTACCAACTACTGGTGATTTCATAGGAATTTATGGTAGTTTGACTGTTACTGATTGGAGTAGTGGTGTATTAAGTAGTAGTAATCAATCTTTTAATCATCTACAGCAGAGTGGTAGTACACCAGGACTTATGAGTGGTGGTAGTTCTGCTAGTCTTGGATCCCCTTCATCTTTTTCGTATACTGAACCAACTCTATCTCCAACAGAGGACGCATATGTTGCTGGTGTTATTTCCTCAATAACTGAAAGTGCAACATCATTTAATGAGGGACAACAACTGCAAGTAGATATTACTACTGTAGATTCTGGTGATGGTACAGTATTGTATTGGAAAGTTATATCAATTACTGGTACGGTAAATGCATCTGACTTTAGTGCGTTTTCTGGATCCGTTACTGTTAGTAGTAATGCCGCACAAATTAATATTACTATGGCAAATGATTCAGCAACTGAAGGTACAGAACAATTTGTAATTAAAATATATTCTGAATCGCAATATACAAATGTTTTAGGAACTACAAGAACAATAACAATTAACGATACTTCTACAGCACCAGTTCAACATACCCACTATTCAGGTTCGGTTGGTGTGCCAGCAAATGCATATGATATAGTAATGGAATGTGCTGGTGGTGCTGGTGGAGATGGTGCTGCAACTGACAATGGAACTGCTGGATCTGATGGTGGTTCTGGAAGGACTTCTTGGTTTACAACTAGTCTAACTCCACCATTTACAGTCGGTCTTTATCCAGGAACAAAAGGTAATAATGGTGCAGGTGGAAATTCAGGTACAGGAGGAGGAACTAATAGTGCTGGAATGAATGGTGGAACTGGTGGTGGAGCTGGTGGAAATGGAGCTGGATCATATACTGGTAATGTTTCTGGTGGTGGAGGTGGTGGAGCTGGAAGTGGAATAACAATTAGTGGTTATGGTTGGGTAGCTGTTGCTGGTGGTGGCGGTGGTGGTGGAGGTTCTACTCCATCTAGCGTTGGTGATGATGGTGGAAATGGTGGTGGATATGGTGGATCTACTGCTTGGACCACAACTACATCTACTATTTCTATAGGAGCTGGTGGAGGTGCTTTCTCTGGAGGCGATAATGATGATAATGCTGCTGGTGGTGGCGGTGGCGGTGGAGCACCAGGTGGATCAGCAGGATCATTAGGAGGAATTAATGGATCATCCGTAGGACAAGGTGGTTCTTCTGGTTCTAGTGTTTACAGATCAGACATTATGAGTCAGGGAAGTAATTCCCATAATCCAGGTTCTGATGGATACGCTATATTGTATTATAAAACCCCATAAATATCTAATAAAGTAATCATATAATGGCATTCAATAGAGAGCTATCGCAATTTGGTCATTATCTAGTAGTTGATGACGCTACTGGTAAGATTGCTATAACTACTACTTCAACACCAAATGTTGGTATTGGCACTATAGATCCACAATTTAAATTGGATGTTCTTGGTGGTGCAAGGATTGATGGTGATGCTACTATTACAGGAAATCTTAATGTAACTGGTGATCTTGTCTATGATGAAGTAGTTGGTAGAAATATTAATATTACTGGTTTCTCTACTTTTATTGGAGTATCTACTTTTAAAGATAATGTATTTGTTGATGGTGATATAGATTTTGCTGGTGATTTATATAAGGATGGTAGATTATTTGTTACTGGTGTTGGTATTGGATCAACAGCAATAAACCCAGAGTCTGGTGTTATTGGAACAAAGATAGGTGCTGGATTTACTGACATTAACTTTGTTGGTACTGGTTTAACTGTTATAGGATACGGATCTACAGTTGTTATTGATCTTAATAACCTTGCTGTTAGGGCAGATGCTACTATTCCACCACTGACTATATTAAATTCAGAGGCAACATTAGAATCTAATACTGGGTATCTTACGGATACAGTTGGTGCTGGATTTACTGTAATACTTCCTTTAGTTAAAAATCCTGGAGACTTTGTTGAACTACATGATACCGAAGTAAGTTGGGACATAAATAATCTTATGGTTGCAACCCAAAATAATGAGCAGTTTAAGAACTATTCGGGCACGATTGATTCTCCTTTAGCATGTGATGTGTCTGGGGCTACTGTTAAATTAGTTTGGACCAATACTTATTGGAGGGTATTTGCATGACAATGTTCCTAAGTGGGAGTATGCTATCTGGCACTAGTGGTAGTGGCGGTGGTGGACTTCAATTTGGACAGCAAGATAAATTTACCGTTCATGCCTTAAGAAGGGATGATGACGGTATGCTTCGTTATGTTAAAGTAAAAACTTCCGATACTGATGTAGTTGATGTATCCCATAGACTTGATGGAACAGCTATACCTGATTTCTTAGAAGGTTTAGATTATGTGGATGAGACTACTGAAGAGAAAACGTATAGGAACAACGAGTACGATAAATATCAACAGTTCAGGTTTGATTTTAGGAAAACTTCCTATTATATTGATGATGATGGATATCTAACTGTATCGTTCAGTGATTATGATTATACCGTAGGACCAAAATAGGATTTTAAGAAAAAACAATGGCTGAATTTAGACTTGGCAGATTAAAATTTAACTGGCGTAGTGATTGGTTAGTTAATACCGCATATGTCATTGATGACATTGTAAAATATGGTGCAAACACATACGTTTGTAAAACTAATCATACATCATCTGGAAATGAAAATCAGTTCTACAGTGCAGATTTAACATCTAATTGGACTTTACATACAGAAGGAATTTCTAATAAGGGTGATTGGCAAGCCAACACTTGGTATAAGGTAAATGACATATACAAATATGGTAATACTCAATATAGAGTAGTTACTGGACATACTTCAGCAGCAACATTTGAAGAAGGAGATACTACACTTTATGTTGTTGAATATTTACAGTCATTTAATTATGAAGATACTTGGGATGCTGCAACACAGTATCAGGATGGAGATGTTGTAACATATGGTGGTTATACTTATGTTGCAAAGAGTGTTCATGTTAATAAGCCACCTTCATATAATTTAACAAATGATTGGGATATTATAACTACAGGATTTAATGTAGTTGGTGAGTGGAGTTCTTCAACAGATTATAAGCAAGGTGATGTTGTATTGCATGGTGGATATTCATACGTTGCAATAACAACAAGTACTAATACTGTACCAACAACACAAGCTAATTGGAGTTTAGTTACTAAGGGTGTTGCTTGGAAAGGTAACTGGGATTCTACAGTAACTTATCAGTTAGGTGATGCTGTAAAAAGATTAAGTAATAGTTATATTGGAGTTGCTACTGCTGGTAGTTTAAATCAGGATCCTTCAACAGATTCAAATAGTACGTATTGGAGTATGTTGGCTGAGGGTGCTGCCAACAATGTGATGACCACTCAGGGTGATATGGTCTACTACACCACTGGTGCAGCAAGATTACCTGTAGGAGATAATGGTCAAGTATTAGCTGTAAGTCCAAATGGTATTCCTCAATGGGAATTAAACAGCGTAACACATCCAGTTTATTATGTAACAGAAGAAGGAAGTGATATTAATGATGGTTCAAATATAAGTAGATCATTCCATTCAGTTAATTATGCTTGTGGTATAGCAACTGGACCTGCAACAATCTATGTAAAAGCGGGATCTTATGCTGAAACTTTACCAATTATCGTTCCTCCTAATGTATCAATTGTTGGTGATAACCTAAGAACATCTAGGATTGTTCCTGCTGAACATTATGATCATACTTTCGTATCAGCAGATGCGGATGCTATTACTGTAACTGGTGGTGGAACAAAAACACCTGTTGCTGGAACAACTTACAATTCTACAACAGGAGATCTTGTTTTAGAAATTGGATCTCATACTTTAACCACTTCTAATACAATTCAGATTGGTAATGACACTTTAAGATTTACTTGTTCATTAGATAATCATAATAAGGTTAAGAGTTATCCAAGAGCACATAAAGATCCTGTATCTGGT